ATGTTAGATGAAAATTTAATAAGAAAACAACTAATAAAATATACACAAAAGACAGGAGTTAAATATTGCTACATTGCTAAAGCATTAAATATAGAAAACACAAAATTAAGTAGATTTAAAAATAATAAAAGAAAGCTATTTATAAATGAATTATATAGCTTACAAGAATACTTAAATAAAAACAAATAAAAATTTATTAAGGGTTAATATTAAATAACTTAGTTTCTTTAAGGAACTCTGTAAAGGGATTTAATATTAGAACTTGAAAGGTGGAATTAAACATGGAAAATTTAGAAAACAAACAAACAACAGAAACAACAGAGGTAAATACAGAACAGGAGCAGGAAGTTCCCAAGAAATTGAGAAAGAAACAAAAACATTTACAGAAGAAGATTTAAACAAAAAAATACAAAGTGCAGAGGATAGAGTTAGGACAGAATATTCAAAGAAAATAAAGGATATGGAGAATAAAATAAAAGAATTAGCTCCAGTACAAAAAAGTCAATCTGAATTGGATATGGAACAAAGAATAAAAGCACTCGAACAAAAGGAGAAGGAAGTACAAGCAAAAGAAAGATTATTAAATATTAATAATAAGTTAGTTGAGAAGGGTTTACCACAAGGACTTACTAAGTTTTTAAATGTAGAAGGACTTGAAGATGTAGAAACTTCATTAAATGAACTTAAAGAAATATTTAATAATACTGCTTTAAATAATAGTTTTAAACCTAAAAATCATTCTAATGCTAAAGAAGTAGTATCTAAAGAACAATTTAATAAAATGTCATACATGGAAAGACAAAAATTATATGAAACAAATCAAGAACTATATAAAAAATTAAGTAAATAAAAAAGTACCTAAATTAAATTTTGGGTGCTTTTTTATTATAAAAAAATTTAAATAGAAAGAAGGAATTTAATATGGCATTAATAAAACCAGAGGTGTATGCACCATTAACAAGAGAAAAATATGAAGGAAGGGTAATAGTAAGAAATTTAGCGACAGATTTAGGATACTTAGAAAACACAACAGTGGGAGCTAAAGTTGTATTTCCATCATGGAGATTGATTGGTGATGTTGAAGATATGACTAATTTTAATGGTACACAAGAATTAAAACCAGAACAACTAGATCAAGCATTTAAAGAAGCAACAATTAAACAAATAGGTAAAGCAGTATTTATAAAAGATTTAGACAATGTTACGGTTTTAGGAAATATGATAAATGAAGCATCTGCCAAACAGGTATTAAAATAGCAAGAAAAGTAGATACAGATTTAATTACAGAAGCGTTAACAAGCCCAATCAAATCTGCTACTGCTAATGCTAAAGCAGTTACAGGAGAAGAATTAAATAGTGCTTTACAAATGTTTGGAGATGAAGCAGATGTAGAAGGAATAGCAGGTATAGTTATAAATTCACTTTTAATTAATTCTATGCTTAATATGACAGAATTTGTAGATGCAACTAAGACAATGGCATTTGCAGGTAACGGAGTACAAACTAGAGGTATGTTAGGTTATTTTAGAGGAATACCAGTATTTGTTAGCGATAAAGGTACATATGATTCTACTAAAAATGAATGTATAACATTAATAATTAAAAAAGGTGCTATAGCTTACATGGAAAAAAGAGAATTAAAAACAGAAGAAGAAAGAGTCCCTCTTGCAGGTGGTTCTAATATAGTTGCTAATTTAATTTATGCGGTTAAATTGGTTGACGACAGCGGAGTAGTTGTACTTAGAAAAACAATAGCATAGTACATATTTAGACGAGGGGGAATTTCCCCTTCGTTTTTTTAAAAGTCAAAAGTTAAGGTAAATAAAAATAAGAAAGGATTGATTATATGTTATCAGCAGAAAAATTAAAGTTTTTAAGATTATTACATAACATATCACAAAAAGATTTAGGAGCAGAGATGGGTATAAGTAAAAATTATATTTCAATGATAGAAAATAGAAAAGAAGGGTATAGCCAAGAGTGGATGATAGATATGTTAAAGCAGTTTACAAAATAGCAGAAGAAAAGAAAAATGAAAAGAATATTGAAAAAGTAGAAAGAAATAAAAGAAAGAAATTAAGAAAACAAAAAAGAAATAAACCAATCCATTTTTGGGCTGGTTAGCAATCCAAATAATTTGGGTTGCAAAAATAGCAAGAGGACAAAATGTCCGTTTGACAAAAATAAAAATAAAAAAGTGAGGTGAAAAGATGTTAGTATTACAAACATAATCCCTTTATAACTTGTTTTTAAAGAGGATTATTTTCAAAGAGTGAAAGTTGACATATTTTAATTTTAAAAAAAGATTATTTAAAAAGATAGTAAAAAAATATGGTGGGTAGTTTTATACTACATCATCAAAAATGAAAAAAGAAATTAAAAGAAAAGTTCCCAAGAGAATGGATTGAGGAGGATTATCAATACAATTTATGTTTATCAGATGATATTGATAGCTTTTTTAGTTATCTAGTATTAAATAAATTAAAAGGATATAAAATAGGTTGGTTCTATAATTTTAATTCTATTTATTTTGCAGATACATATAAAGAAGATACAAAATGTATAGCAGTAGATGCAGATTTAACAAATAATAGGCGTTGTTGGGGTAATCATGTAACTTTAGAAAATCCAAATAGTGCAAATTTAAATACAATAATGGGAATAAATCGTAACAACTATACAAGCAAATTTGCAGGTTCTACATTATTAACAATTTTAAGCTATTACAATGTAGATTTATCGGATTTATCCGAAAAGCAACTAGAATTATTAATTTCAATTGATGTAGCTTTTAAACAGTATTACTTTAATAAAAATTTATTCAAAAAATACTATAATGACATATTAGAATATCCAATGTTTACGGACATAATTGAAAAACATGATAAAGAATATTTCTATAATATCATAAAAGAATACAAGCTAAATGAACATATATGGATAGGTGAAGATAATAAATTACATACAAACATAGAAAAAGACAAGTTACAGGAGTTATTTCCTAACTTGTCTTTTTCATTACCCAAAAATACATATAAGAAAAAAAGAGATTTTGAAATAGTACAAAGTAATTGGCAACAACATGAAAAAGAACAAATATTTAGTTGTGCAAGAACATATAAAAATAAACTTAGATACTCAATTTTATAGAAATTTTATAGAAAACAGGGGATTAAACTTCTCCTGTTTTTGTTTATGTGAAAGGGGAAATTATATGGAAATAGAAAAGGCATTATTATTAAGTTTAAAAAAACAAGGACTAATAACATTTGTAGAATATGAAAAAGCATTAGAGGAGTTAAGAAAAGAAGAATTAAAAGTTAAAAAGATAGCTTAATCAAATATGTGAAAGGTGGAATATATAATGGAAAAAAGAAGAATTTATAATATTTATCAAGCTGATTTTTTAATAAGAAATAATTGTGTTGTAACAGGAGCGGGACTACAAGGAAGAGTATATATAGAATTTTTAGTAAATAAAATTTTTGATGAAAGCATGGAAAAATGGAAAACTAGAAAACACTAATAATGTAATTTAATGTATAATTATAATTGTGAAAGGGTTGTGAAAAATTATGAAAAGAGTAAGCGAAATAATAACAATAGATGAAATAAGAAAATGGAATAATGGGGATATAATAACTATTACTGCTAGTACAGGAGCAGGAAAGAGTTATTTTATTAAAAATAATTTATTTGCATTTGCAAAAGCTAAAAATAAAAAAATATTAATGTTAATACATAGAAGAAATTGTGTTAATCAGTTTCAAAAAGAAATAGAAAAAGATAATAAAACAGATGTAATAGATATAAGAACATATCAATCTTTAGAAAAAAAGAAATTAAATAAGGAAAAAAATGATTTTAATGAATATGAGTACATAATATGTGATGAGTTCCATTACTTTATGGGAGATGCGGGTTTTAATAAAACTACAGATATAAGTTTAAACATGATATTAGGACAAACTGATAAAATAAGAATTTTTATGTCAGCTACAGGTGATTATGTAAAAAGATATATAAATAATATTAAAGAAATAAATACTATTGATTATGAATTACCGATTAATTATGATTTTATTAAATCTTTAACATTTTTTAATAAAGATGAAAGTTTAGAAGAATTTATTAAAGAAGCTATAGAAGAAAAAGAAAAAGGAATATTTTTTATACAAAGCACTAAAAAAGCATATGAATTACATAAGAAATTTAAAAAAGATACATTGTTTAACTGTAGTAAACACAATGATGAGTATTATAAATATGTAGATGCAGATAAAATTGATAAAATGTTAGAAAATGAAAGATTTGAAGAACAAATATTAATAACTACAACTTGTTTAGACGTGGGAGTAAATATAATAGATGATAAGGTTAAACATATAGTTATAGATGTTAAAGATATTGGCTCATTAATACAATGTATGGGTAGAAAGAGATTACAAAATCAAGAAGATAAAATATATTTATATATAAAAAGCATTACAAATGAACAGTTGGGCGGTATGAAAACACAATTAAAAAGAAAATAGAAATGGCTGACTATTTAAGAGAGCATACAGTAAAAGAGTTTATTGAAAAATATCCTAGACAAAATGATTATAACAACATTGTTTATGCTGATATAGTTGAAGAAAAAGATAAAAGTACACATAAAATAAATGAATTAATGCACTTTAAAGCATCTATTGATATATGTGAAATTGAATTTATGTTACAGTACAAAAAATATGGATATTGTAAATATTTAGCTAAAGAATTAGGAATAGAAAATTATAGATTAATTGAAGAAGAATATAAAAAAGACAGTTTAAAAGATTATTTAGAAAGCATTCTAGGACAAGTTATATTACAAGTTAAAGATAGAAAAGAATTAATTGAAAAAATTGATGTTAAAAGCAACGGAAAATTATTAAGAAAGATAAATAATCTAAATGGTGCATTAGAAGAAAGAGAAATAAATTATAGAGTAGTTGAATTTTCTACAAGTAAAATGATAAATGGAAAACAAAAAAGATACCCTAGTGCATGGAGAATTGAAAAATTAGTACATTAAAAATAAAATAGTCATAAAACGGGTGTAACCCTCTATATAGAGCCATACACCCAAAATATGACTATAATATTTAATTATACCATATAACAATATAAAAAATCAATAGAAAAAGAAAAATCACATTGGATAGTTGGAAAAATAACTTATAAAATAAAAAAATGTAGACAAAAACGTGCATACTCCTATATATAGGATATTACATAAAAATGTCTACAAAATTTAATTATACCACAAATAAGGGGAAAGTCGGGGTCAAGTATGCCCCTCCTCTACATTTCCCCTAAAACCCCTTTGTATATGTTTTAATAATTTTCCCAAGGGGGTTTGGGGGTATAAAGGGAATTTGATATTTGTGTAATGGACTGAAAGGGAATGAAACAAATGTCAAAGGGGAATAACCCCAAGTAGTATATTATGGAGAAGAAATGGCTATATTAGTACATTACAAGTGTATTAAACATGATTATAGGGACTATAAGTTATATCATATAGCATAACATATGTTAAATCATATATTGAGGAGGATTGTTTATGAATAATATAAAAAATGAATTAGATAAAATAATGAAGGAATATAAAAAAGAAATGGAATTAAAAAATAAAATAATAGAAGATAGATATAAAATAATGAGTTTGAAATGTGATGAGATAATTATGGAATGTAGATATTAGAGGATTTAATATGTACGAACATAATGCAGAGAGGCGTGGGTAATGTAAATGCCATGAAGATGGCTAAGTGTATTAAGGAATTAGAAAGAATTTATGGGATTAGACAAGGTAGTGCAGGTAAGGTGGGTGTTTTGGAGTCAGATAATCTTACTCCAAAAGTAAAGAAACAAGAAGATTTAGCCAATCAAATAGGAATAAGTAAACAGCAATTAAGTGATTATAAAAAATTAAATGAACTTATACCAGAATTACAATCTTTAGTTGAAAATGGTGCTTAAAAATCTACAACTGCATATAATCAGAAAATGAAAATAGGAAAGATTTTAGTTTTAGCGAAAAAATGCAATGGGCTGAACAATTAAAAGAAGAATATAGTAAGATTGCTAAAGAAAATCAGGCGAATTCTACAGGAGGTATTAACCCACAGCTTCGTCAGAATTCTGCCAAAGCTGAAAAAATAAGAACAGATGATAAAGTATCGCAAGATGTTGGTTTAGGAAGTCGAGATACATATAGGAAAGCAAAATATATATATGAAAATGGTAATAATGAATTGATTCAACAACTTGATGATGAGCAATTGAGTATAAATAAAATAATAGTTTTAATTAAACACTACGTTTGGAGCGTGGTGTTTTTTAGTTGCAGATGGAAATAATTTCGCTGAGCAAAATTAAATTAAAGGAGAGTGTTAGATATGAATTTAATGATGTATATGGATATAACAATTTTGTTAGGTGCAATAATAGTAATTGCTATACAGAATAATAAATTAAATAAAAGATGCAATGAAATATTAAATAAATAGAGATATAGTTTTAAAAACTAAAAGTAACTCGTCTTAAAGAAGAGTGTATAAATACGGCTAGTCAGAATTCTGTCAAGCCGATAAAAAATGAAAGGAGCGGGACATATGGGAGCAATATCAAATATAAAGAAATTAATAAAAGTCAATGCTAATAAAAAAGCATATTTCGTGAAGTGGTACGTGGATTCTGATAAATCTAAAGAAAGTTTTGATGCTGAGATAAAAAAATTATGTAATTGTGAACATGAATATGCTATGAGTGAATGGCTTTTAGATGAAGATGTACAAGGTGCTATAAAAGAATATCTTAAACAACAAAGACAAATTAAAATGTTAAATTTATATGATGCTATGTATGAAAAGGCACTAGAAAAAGGTGATAAAAATTGTGCTGATTGGTGTATTAACTTTTTTTAAATCGGATTTCTTTAATGATGATGCTGATGAAATAGATGATTATTTAGAAAATATTAATATACCTGCTTTAAAGAAATAAGAGGTGAGAAAATATGGGTATATCTAAAGAAAATGCTAAGAAATTAAAATGGTTATGGGCTGATGAAAATAAAATAACGTGGATAGAGAGCTTTACAAAGATAGTAGATAAAGATAAAAAAGTAGTACCTTTTAGATTAACACCAGAACAAAGATATTTTGTTGAGAATATGGGGAAAGAAAATATAATACAAAAATCAAGACAATTGGGTTTAACAAGTGTAACAATAGCATTAATGCTAAGGCAATGTATAGTGTATCCAAATTCAAGTTGCTTAATGGTTTCTTATGACCAAAAAAGTTGCAATGATGTTTTTGATAAATTAAAAGAGCAATGGAAATTATTACCGAAATGGTTAAAACCTGATGAAGTAGCTAATAATAGGCAAGAAATAAAAATGACAAATGGAAGTAAAATAACGTGCAGTACCGCAGGGCAAGGCGACCTAGGTAGGGGTGGGACAAAAATTTTGTACACTTCACCGAATTCGCATTTGTAAAAGAACCCGAAAGACATTTATCATCTGTAAGAAAAACTTTATCAAATAATTCAATTTTAATTTTAGAAAGTACCGCAAATGGAATTAATTTACACCACGATTTATTTTTTAAAGCAGTTAATAAAGAAGTAACAATAAAACCATTTTTCTTTAATTGGATTAATGCTGACACATTATTTAAAGAAAAATATAAAGAAGCAGTAGAACAATATAAAGCACTACATAACGGGAAGCTATTAACTGAAAATGATTTAGATGATGAAGAGAAGGAATTATTAAAATTAGGTGCTACAATGGAACAATTAATGTGGAGAAGGAAAGAAATTAATACCGATGGACTTGAAAAATTCCACATGGAATATCCTTCTACGGCATTAGAAGCATTTATTTTGAGTGGTAATAGTGTATTTGATAGTAAGAAAGTAAGTCAAGCACTAACAAATATCAAAAATAATAAAACTAAATATATAAAGAAAGAAAATATTATAGGTCTACCAAGTTTGTTACAACAACATTATGGTAGGTCTTTTTTTATTTATCAAATTCCCAAGGCAGGGAAACGTTATTATGTTGGTTGCGACCTCAGCGAAGGAGTTGGACAAGATTATTCTGTAATAGAAGTATTAAATTCAGATGGGGAGCAGGTAGCAGAGTTTTATAATAATAAAATAAAACCCTATCAAATGAGTGAGATTATTAATTGTATAGGACATTATTATAATTATGCTTTATTGACTATAGAAAAAGCTAGTGGTGGACATAGTGTAATAGAAAGATTGAGGTATGACCTTAAATATATGAACATGACAAAATATAAATCCTATGACCAATTTAATAAACTGATTTGGAACGTGGGATTTGATACTAACAGTAAAACTAAATCATTAATAATCAATGACTTAATAGAGCTATTTGAAAAAAATCAATTAAAAATTAATAGTGAAAGATTATTACAAGAAATGCAAGTGTTTGTTAGTGAAAATGGAAAAATGGGAGCTATTTCGGGTTCGCATGATGATAGTGTAATGAGTATGGCACTTGCAATTGTAAGTATAAAATATGGTTTTTGGTATGTGTAGTGGCTCATATTTTTAGTGTGAGTACGAGCGTCCGAGATTCCCCAACAAACTGGGGATTCCCCCAACTGGGGGATTTCTTAAAATTGAGAAAGCAAGTTATAAGAATTATATTCGGAAGAGAAAGGAATGATAATATGCAAACAATAGAAAGTTATATAAATGATAGATATGATAATAATACATATTGGTTTGAAGAAGAATGTAAGCAAGGTGAACATATTCATAGAATATCAAATATTTTAAATAATAAAAGTTATTTAGATGGACAACATAAAATATTGCAAAGAGAAGATGCTAAATGGAAAGGTAAAGAGTTTATAACTACTAAATTAGTTTTACAAGAAGCAAAAACAATATTAAATTTTCATAGTACGTATTTGCTAGGTAAACCAATAAGTTTAAAAGGTTCTGAAAACATGGTAAAGGAATTTAATAAAGTATATAGAAAAGGTAGATATAGTAGAACAGATTTTAATATATTAGATAGTGTTTCAAAATACGGTGATATATATGAATATGTATATGTAGATGATAAAACAATAAAATCTAAAATAATTAATAGTGAAGATGGATACCCAATATATAGCGAGGATACAGGAGAGTATATAGCATTTATAGAACATTATACAACTAATAGTAACAAAGTTAGCTACTACAATATCTATTATAAAGATAGAGTAGAGTGTTGGAGCAATGAAGGTGGAGAGCTATATTTAGTTGATGAAAAGATTAATTTAACAGGATTACCTATACATTATAAAAATTTTAATGATAGTGATAATAATTGTGGTAGAAGTGATTTAGAGGATATAAAACCTATATTAGATCAAATAGAAGATATACTTTCAAAAATGACAGATGCAGTTTATACATTATCACTTAACCCTATAGGTGTAGCAATAGGACAAAGAGTAGTAGACAAAGAAGGTATTCCCGCAGATGCAGTAGGTTATTCAATTAATATTGATGCAGGTAGTTTTGATTTTATAAATGCAAACATGGATTATAGTACAATTAAATTATTACTTGATACATTACATAAAAAATTAGAAACAATAGCAGGTATTCCATCAGTTGCGATGGGAAATAGTAATGTTGCCAATGTATCAGAAGTATCATTAAGTATGTTATATAGTTTGGCTAGTGTAAAGGCAATGATGAATGAGCAATGGTTACGTGACGGATTTTATGAAAGGTTTGAAAAGATACAGAAGATATTAGCAATGCAAGGGATTGTATTTAATGATGATGATTATATAGACGTAGAATTTAATTATAGTAAGCCAATCAATCAGAATGAATTACTTCAAAACCTTAAAACTCAATGGGAAATGGGAGCTATATCACTTCAAACTATAATAGAAAAAAGTGAAATAACACAAGATGTAACACAAGAATTAGCTAGGTTGAAAAGTGAAAATATAGGGGACAAAAAAGAGGATATTAAAACAGATGAAAATAAGGATTCTGGTATCACTGAAAATGATAACGGGATTAAAAATAAGTCGGTTAAATGTTAACATTTGTCTAAAATAAGACAGAAGTTAAAGTGTTATAAACATTGATATATAAGTGTGTCCGTTGTGGACATATGGGAAATAATATGGGAAATATATTTAGGTAAAGGAGTAGGTTAATATAGTGGGAAATAGTTGGGAAATAATTCAGCGTATGTTTTCCCACTGTTATATATATTATTTATAGATGTTATAAGATTTATTTATAATAGGTGGAGATAGAAAATCAGATGGAAATAATTTCGTTCTGAAATCAAGTATTACTACATTACTATAACACTATAACAGTTTATCATACTAAAGTATCAAGCCGTATCCTTATACTATGTCTATGAGATTAACGACACCAAAATTGGGGACGTTCCTTTTAAAGGGAACGTGTATCAAAAGGTATACTATTAGATACACTATCTGTATTACTATATATCAATACTTATCCATGTATCAAAAGTTCGTTAAAATAGTTATGAAACGTTTCAAAATTATATTGACTTATTGATACACTATGATATAATTAAAGTATCAAAAGGTTAATAGGAGGTTTTGATACATGGGTAGAGTATACGGCTATGCAAGGGTAAGCGGTAAAGACCAAAATTTAGATAGACAGATAGAAGAATTAAGAAAATTTAATAAGGATATAGTATTATTTACTGATAAGCAGAGTGGTAAAGATTTTGAACGTAAAGAATATGAAATAATGAAAAGAGTAACAGGAGAAGGAGATACAATTGTAGTAAAAGAGTTAGATAGATTGGGAAGGAATAAAGATTTAATAAAACAAGAATTAGAATATTACAAGAATAAAGGTGTAAGAGTAATTATATTAGATATTCCAACTACAACAACTAACTTAGATGGTATGGATGAAGGTATTGCAAAAGAAATGCTTAAAATGATAAATAATATACTTATAGAGGTATTAGCCACAATGGCGGAGCAGGAAAGAAATAAAATTAAAAGTAGACAAAAGGAAGGTATAGCAATTGCAAAAGAAAAAGGCGTTGAATTTGGTAGACCACGAATTGAAATAGATGATAATTTTGTAGTGGTATATGATAAATGGAAAGCAGGAGAGATAAAAGCAATTGAAGCAATGGAAATACTTAATCTAACTAAAGCAACATTCTATAGAAGAGTAAAAGAATATGAAAATAGGTAGTCGGTTTTAAATAATCGGCTATTTTATTTTGTTAAAAAGTAGCAGGGAATATTATTAAATTAACAAAATAAATAGAGTTTTATTGTGAAAATAATTATTTATTCCCCCTTTCTTCTGAAAAATTTGTAACTAACCATATTTTTACCCACAGAAAAAATTGGAAGTCCCGTTTTAGGACACCTAAAAATCCGTTATCCTTTTGAGGGATAACGACATTCGACAACCACTTGGCGAAAATGACAACTGTAATATAAATTCTTAATTGATATGGACAAAATGTACCTATCAAAATAATTTCGGAAATTCGTTTCCACACAAGTGTGTCTAAAATCTTATACCCGTAACTTACTACGGTTTTAAATAAAATTCAATACTAAAAGGTAAACTTCAAAATGAAGTTAGGATAGGAGGTTTTAACAATGGGAAATGTAAAGTATTCAAAAATAGCAACAAGTAATGGTTGGATAAAATTACAAGAAAAAGAAATATACGAGAAAGAATTTGATTCATACGAATATTTAAAAATCTATAATACAACTAACCGTTTAAAGATTTATATAAACAATTCTAAAGATTACATTTATCTTTGTAGCGGTGAAGAATTAATTTTACAGGATTTTTCTATAAACAGTATAAAAATAGAATTTGATGAAGTAGGAATAGGTAGTTTAATGTATTATGTTTGTAAATAGCTAAATGACGTATTCTTTAAAGATTAAATAAAATTTTTAAAATAGTATTTTTTAAAGAGGTGATTATAAAAGAAAGAGAGGTAATAATAATGGAAAATATTTTTACAATAATAGCAAATCAAAGTCCTTTAATGGCAGTTATGTTAGTATTTTGGTTTTATCAAAGAAAGGACTACAAAGAATTTGTGGACAAGGTTCAAGAAGAAAATAGCAAAAGGGAAATTAGCTATCAAGAAACTATTAAAAATTTAAATTTAAATCTTAATAAAGTGGACAACATTGAGGAAGATGTAAAAGATATAAAAGAAAAATTAAAATAATACATGATATACCCTTTAATTACAATATATGCTATAATTAGCATATGAAATTGAATAGGGGGTATACATATGGAAAAAGAATTAAGGGAATTTATTTTTTACATTTGAAAAACGATAATTTTATTCCAGGAAAAAAGATGATAGATTATTTAATGATATTTTAGAAGTTACCTATAATGATGGTAGCAAAGAATATAGAATTTATTTAAATAACATACCACAATATGTGTCATTAATATATAATGACAATAAACCTATGATAAATGAAATTTCAAAATATACATGGACTTTAGATAATAGAAATCATAAAAAAAGTAATTTTGTAAAAAGTGATGCTGATGAAAAAGCTCTTTCTGAAATAATACAAAGATATGATCTGAACAAAAAGGACAGTTTGAGGGTAAAAGAATTAAGTGAATATTTTATAGATGTTGGTATGTATGAATACAAAAGAAGAGAATTTAAAAAAGTATATAAAAGGGAAATATAAAAATATAATCAAAAGATATGGGGCTTTTATCCTGTATCTTTTTTATTTGCTTAAAATTAAAGGAGGTCTTAAAAAAATGAAAGTATTAGATAGATTGAAACTTGAGTTAAATAACAAAGATTATTTTTCAGATAAAGAATATATTATATATTTAGAAGAAAATGATTTAAAAGCTACAGATGAATACATTAAAAAGGATATGCAAAAAGATTTATTAATTACTGTAGTAGATGTTTTAGAAAGTGTAAGTAATGACGTAGATTTAATGAGAAAAATTACTGATGGAAGTACAGATTTTACTACAAGTGAAGCATATAAATTGCTTAAAAAAAGAATTGAAGATATAAACAAAGAATAGCAAGTATACCAGTTACAGAAGAAGATTATTCAAATATAAGTTTATTATTTACTAGAAGTAGGTAACTGACTAAGTTAAACTTATACAGTTAAAAAGGATACTAAGTTAAACTTAGGATGCTACGTGTCTATGATAAGGACACGTTAAAACTCTTATCATTTTTAGTGATATAAGGAAGGTGATAAATTGAATAATTTAAAAAATCATTTTAAAGAGCAATTAAAAAGAGCAGGTAAAAAGTGTACTATAAATAACAACATATGTTCGAGTTGCTTTTTTAAAGAAATTAAAGATAAAGAATACATAGACACAAAACGTATGTTTATTGATAAGGATGTAAATGTAAATCAAGGTGATATTATAGATTGTCTTAATCATAAATGGATTGTAATACAACAACAAGAAAATTATAATGAAGTGTATAGTATTTATACTGTTAGAAGAATAAATAATAAATTAAATTTTAAATTTGGAGATGGAGTATATTCTATTTATTGTATTGTAGAAGATTCAATTCAAAGTGTAACGGGTGTAGATATACCTCTTGCTGATGGAAAAATACAAGTAATTACACAAGCAAATAATATAACAGATTATTTAGTGGAGCAAACAAGATTTTTATTATATAATAATGCATATCAGATTGAAGGATATACACAAACAGAAAAGAATATTATTAAATTCTATTGTAAAAAAGGACAAATACAAAGCAATATAGATGATTTAGAAAATAATATTGCTTACAATGAAAAATTATTAAAAATATACATAAATAATAAATATGAAATCGCCATAACGGGCGATACAAATTTAGATTTAAAAGAAGGAGAAAGCAAAGTAATTGATATAGAATTTAAAAAGAATAATATAATTGATACCGCTCCAAATATAAATTACATATATGATAAAGATTTAATCAAATTTGACGAAAATACTAAAACTATAACAGGGATTAAAACAGGAAATACAGATTTTAAAATAATATATAATAATGTAGAGAAAATTATAAAAGTAAATATACAAGAAACAGTATATAATATAGAAGTAACTTCTACAGATATAAAATTAAATAAAGAGCAAACCGCTACTATTCAAGTAAAATTCTATAAAGATAATGTAGAAGATACTAATGCAGTAGTAGAATATATAAGTAATAATATTAATGTTGCTACAGTTGATAAAAATATTATAACAGGAATAGGAGCAGGACAAACTACAATAGTAATTAAATATAATAATATAGAAAAGGTTATTAATGTTATTATTGAAGAAGAAGTAGCAGGAGGATTAAAAATAGTCGGTGCTGATACACATAAGGTCGGTAAGATGTGGAAATGGGATATAGAAAATGCTGAAGATAAAGAAATCAAATGTACTTTGAATGTAGATTCTAGTATTGCTAAAATTAAACAAGTAACTAATACAAGTGTTGTAATATTGGCTACTAAAAATGATAGTAATATAGGAAAAACATATATTATAAAAGTAGAATTAGCAGAAGATAAAAATGTATATGATGAAAAAGAAATTACTTTAGTAAAATTACTTTAAAATTAATTTAGCTATTAATAATATAATAAATATAAGAGTTATATATAATGAAGTAGAAAGTTTTATATAACTTTTTTTAGTTTTCATAGTATCACCTCTATTGGTCATTATTGACAGTAAGAGGTGATTTATTCTTTATCTTGTAAAAATATCTTATCAGTTATATAATTGATTATAAACGGACACAACTGATAAGAAAGTGAGGAATATTAAATGTATAAAGTAGTTTACTATGCTAGAGTATCTACAGAAGAAGAAGGACAAAAAAACGCATTACAAAATCAAATAGGTATGTTAGAAGATTTTATAAATAATAATATAGAATGGGAACTTGTAAATAGTTATATTGATGAAGGTAAGAGTGGTACTACTTCAAAAGGTAGAAAAGAATATAATAAACTATATGAGGATTTAGCTACAGATAAATTTGATATTATAGTAATAAAGGATTTATCAAGATTAAACAGAAATCCACTCGATTATTATAAATTCATTGATAGAATGGTTAAAAATGAAAAAAGATTATTTATGTTTTCAGATAATAAATTTTATGAAAGTGATGATGCTTTAATAAATGGTATAAAAGCAATTCTAGCACAAGAATATAGTAGAGATATATCTAAAAAAGTAAATGCAGGACATAAACAAAGGCAGAAGAAAGGTACTGTAATAACTAATGGTACTACATGGGGTTATGACCAACAAAGAGGTAGTAAACAACTTATTATAAATGAAGAAGAAGCGAAAATAGTAAGAAAAATATTTAATTGGTATTGTGATGGTAACGGATTTAGAAAAATATTTAAGTTATTAGAAGAAGAAGGCGTTAAAAATAGAAATGGTAAACCATTTGCAATGACAACATTAAAAAGAATAATTAAAAATGAAAAATATAAAGGTACTTTAGTTTGTAATAAAAGACATAAAGATTTTGATACTAAAAGAGTAAAAAAGAATAGTAAAGAAGAATGGATTATACATGAAAATGCTATTCCTGCTATTGTAACAGAAGATATATGGAATAAAGCTAATAAGATATTAAATAGTAAGAAAAGAAAAAATAATGCTGATAAAGAAGAAGTAGCGGGATATTTTAATGGTACACATTTATATAGTAGTAAAATAATATGTGGACAATGTAATAGAACATTTTGGCATACTAAAGCAAGACAAAAATCAAAATGGCAATGCAAGGAGTATAAAAGTTTTGGACTTAAAAAAGAGAATGGTCATGGTTGTTGGAATGTTCAATTGTTTACAGATGAAATAGATGATATAGTAAAAGATGCTATATATCAATTTTGGAGTAATAAAGATAAAGCTATTAATAATGTAATGAATATTTTAAACAAAGTTATTGGTAATGAAACTGATAATAATGAAGAAGAAATTTTAAAAAAACAACAATATAAACTTGAACAAAAGAAAAGTAGATTAATTGATATGTTAGCAGATGATTTAATTACTAAAAATGAATATAAAAATAAGAAAAAAAGAAATAGATACTCAATTGAAAAGTATTGAAGAAAAGTTATATATATATGAAGAGAAAAATCAAAACATAAAAAATAGGGAAGAAAGATTAAATGAGATAAAAAATGTATTAAATAAAAATATAGAAAGTAAAGATAGCATTGATGAAGAAATAATTAAAATCATGCTTGATAAGATAATAGTCAAATCTGAAAAAGAGTTAGATATATATCTAAATCCACTTCTATTAAGTAAGAAAATAACCGTTCCGTATGTGTCCACTAATGTCTAAAAGGGGTCCAGAAAGTTTATTTAAGTACCTTTTAATTTCATAATCGCTGCAGCTACAAGGTTTTTCAGAACCCAAGAAGCCACAAGGACAGGGATTTAAAGTTCCTAGTAATATAAAATTCGAGTTATAAGTAGCGGTACCATTAAATCTACTTATAGTTATTTTTTTATCTTCTAAGGGTTGCCTTAAAGCTTCTAGTACTGCTTTCTTAAATTCTAATATTTCATCCAAAAACAAAACACCGTTGTGAGCCAAAGAAATTTCCCCAGGAATTAAATGTATTCCACCTCCAGTTAAGGCTGCCTGAGAAGAAGTACTATGGGGATTTCTAAAAGGTCTTTTGGTTATTAATGAACCATTTTTATCTAATTTACCAGCTATACTATATATTTTAGTTACCTCTAAAGATTCTTGATAATTTAAGTCAGGAATTATAGAAGGAAATCTTTCGGCTAGCATAGTTTTACCACAACCAGGGGGACCGGACATTATTACATTATGGGAGCCTGCTGCAGCTATTTCTAAAGCTCTTTTTGAGCTTTCTTGGCCAGTTATTTCAGAGAAATCTTTTTCTTTTACTGTATTAGAAGTTATATTGTTTGTATCAACTTTATGTGGAAGTAAATCTTTGTAACAAATAAAATGAATAACTTCTTTTAAATGGGAAAAGGGATAAACATTTATTTTATCTAGCATAGCACATTCATTAGCATTACTTATAGGAACTATAAAGTTTAGATAATTGTTTTCTAAAGCTTCTAAGGCTATAGGAAGAGCACCTCTTATTTTATTTATTTCTCCAAATAGTGAAAGTTCCCCTAAAATTATATAACTTTTTAAGGATTTATCATTGATTTGATCAGTAGCAGCTAATATAGCAAGTGCTATAGGTAAGTCAAAGGAAGAACCTTCTTTTTTTATATCAGCAGGAGACAAATTTACTGTTATTTTGCTTATAGGGAACTCATAACCTGAGTTTGTTATTGCGGATTTTACCCTTTCTTTGGATTCTTTAACGGAGGTATCTGCAAGACCTACTATATTAAAGGCAGGCAGACCATGACTTATATCTACTTCTACAGATATTAAATTACAGCAAGCTCCATTTAAGGTAGCTGTAATAACTTTACTAGTCAA